CGTCTTTAACTAACTCTACATCTGCGGGTAAAGATTTAAAACGTCTGGACCAATAGTTAGGATCAATAATTGGACCAACTATATCTAGTTGCTCGTCATTCATGCGCTTCAACATTTCTTTCCCCGACTTGCTATTTAACACCATCCAAGGACTTGTTAAGCCTTCCTTAATATCATGCGTAGCACGGTTTAAATTAACGTATTGAAAGTAATGTTCCCATGGGGCATTGTTGCCATCTCCCCAATCCATCATGGTTTTGATAGTTCGCTGTATTGCTCCATCTGCTGGTTCTATTTTAATTAATTCGCTAATATAGGTGTCATATAGCTCATCTCTGCACCAATGGTCTAATTTAATTCCGCTCTTGATTACAAATTCAATAAACCGTTCTGGGTATATAGGACTAGTATTAACTAAAAAACTACCAAACTTTATAAAGGCTGTGTAATAGGGACTAGACGCAAATTCGTCAAAGGTCTTAGTCTGTTTTGTTTTTTGAGTAAGTTCATAAAAACGTTGATAGGTTAGCAATCCAGCCTGAACATGTTTTTCACCTTTTGACATGTGTCTACGTTTTTGTTCACAGACATGCACCACCAAAGTTTTTTCTTTGACAAATTCCTTAGAACAATGTTCGCATTTAAAATTTAATTTCTGCAATTTGCTTTTTATCCCAACCAAGGTCCTTAGCATATTCTTTGATCTCTTTGTCTGTAGTTATTGCTGCAAGTGTTTCTACATCCGCCATTTTCATGGTTGGAAATAATTCTGCTAAGAATTCTACTTTTTTATTTTTAGCTTTCTTTAAAGGTATCCATTCGTGAAAATATGTTTTTCCGTTTCCCATACTACAAACACATAGAGTCTGCCAAACTAACTTGGGATGCTTTTGAATATCGTTCCAATTTTTGTTATAGTATTCGTTAACGGTTAAAACAAAATGTTCTTGCACTTCTCTATTATTAGTTTTAACATTACTAATATATCTATTCAAAGTCCAGAAATCGCCCTTAATTTCTTTTCGACCTTCTTCTGTGGCTGCATCCCATAGGTCTTTCATTCCGAGATCAACTGCTGGAATTATTTCTTTAAAAAGGTCTATGTGTTTATTTGCCATTGTCTTTGCTTAGATGATATAACATTATACACTGATCTAGGGCATTTTGCAAGGCCGGATTTGTTTTTGCTACCGTTCGAATTTCTCTCCAGAGGAGTGATTCCTTTGATTCTAAATAGGTTGCTTTACCATCTCCGGGCTTGTTGGGATCGTAATCCCAACCAATAACAACTTTATCAGTTGTGCCGGCTTCGGTAGCATACACAACGCCGTCTCGACGTTCGTACACATAGGTAGCGCCCGGTTTAAGATTTCCCATTTTTTGCAAATCCAACAGTTTCACGCTCAATGTCATCGTGATCAAACTCTGCCCAATATAATTCAAAAGCAACACAATCAGCTACTACTTCAAATTGATGAAACTCGCCGGGTGCTACTTTTGTATATTCTCCGGCTCGTAGTAGTGTTTCATCAACTAGGTCATAGTTATTTTTCCAAACACGGATAATCATCTCACCTTTTTCTACAAAGAAACCATTCCACTTGTATTGATGTTTGTGCTTAGAACATGTGCCGCCTTTTTTTGCTTCAATGCGATGAAATTCCAATACACCGTTTGCTTCGAGGAGTTCTGTCTGACCCCATACTTTTCCTGCTTTCATTTAAATCACCTTATCTAATTGTAATACTTCGCTCTGCCTAGAAACTTCTTTAACAAAATATGCGCACGGTGGGCTCGGGCCATCGTGTAACGGAACAGTTAATAATTGTCCGTTTTTCATCTTTGGAAAATACCATCTTACATCTTGATAGATATTTACTATCTCAATAGGCATATACTCACATTTAAATCCGTTGATAGGATTAAAGATAAATGCATCAAAACCACGTTCATTTAAACTAGTTAGTGGCAACACTTCGGGATCAAGACCGCAATCTTTATCTCCGACTATCATACACCAATCTAGTGGCATTTGGACTTCGTATCCGCCCACACTTAATAAAATTGCCGGACTATTAAATGACTCTAAAAATATTAGGGGCATAAAAAAGAAATCAGGTTCGTTAGGATTAGAATTATCTAATACTGAGAATCTAGTATCTTCGTCAACCTCATCCGGTAATTCGTTTAGATCAAACGATCTATTATTCAATGTTAATATTTTCATGTGTGTACCTTAGTTAAAATATAATCAGCCTTGCCGGCTATTTCTTGTACCGTATATCCAATCTTTTCTAAAAATGTAATAGGATCTGGCATTAACGGATTTTGATATTTCTTTTGATCGTTGGCTTTGCTTTCTATCATAACAACAGGACTATTATTTTTAAAGAAATTTACTGATCCTTCTAATAAAAAACCTTCGTGGCTGTCAACATCTATCTTGATAAAATCAATGTTTGTAAAGTTATAATTGTCTAGTAGATCTGTATCAATTTCAAATGATTGTTTAAAGTTATAACTACCTGTAGCAATAGTAGATATCCAACCACTAAATGATTTTCCTTTGTTTACTAATTTCTGCTTCCCACTCTTATTACTCAGCCCAACTCGAAATAATTCATAATTTTTAATTTTTCTATCTATTAGATTTTGTTGACAACATTCAGCAACTTCAGTAACTGGTTCAAAGAGGGTGACATGTTTGAAATGTCTAGCCATAGTAACCGAAGAGTCACCAATCCACGCTCCTACGTCTATGGCATTATCGAATTTTTTAACATACTTAAACGCTTTTAATAATCCTTGATCGCACTGGAACTTACCATCAATAACCATTTTTAGTTTATCAGGATTATCGTATTCAGGGATAATCCAATCTCCTAATTTTTTCATATACTTACCTTGGTTATTGAAAAAGGATATTTTGCATCCTTGTAAAACTTTTTGCGCTCTGTTAAATGTCGTTTAGAATATTTGCACTGACTTGTAATGTCCCAAATCTCTACATGGTCCTTGTCTTCCGCTTTTCTAATGCCTCGCCCAATACTTTGTATAACTCGGACAAAGCTCTTTCCGGGCTCAACAAGAACCAGATTAAAAATACGGGGGATATTAATACCCACAGCGGCCACACCATAAGTCGCCACAATAATCTTACCATCACTAGTTTTAATTTCATCATACTCTTCTTTCCTATCGTCTAGTTTCATTCCACCACTAACGAATACAGCTTCGGGTATGCGCTCAATCAATTTATTTCCAGTGTCAATTCTGTTGATCAACACCAGAGTATTTCCTGTTAAAGCTAGTGATTTTATTTTATTTGCCATCCAAGTAATTCTAGAATCGTCAGTGACTAAAAATGCATATTCATCTGCAAAACTTCTAAATGCTTGAACTTCGTTTGTCTGCAAAATATTAATTTGCAGTTGTGCCAACACACCTTTTTCCTGTAGGTCATGTGCTGATACTTGATTAATAACTGGACCTATGCTGGCAAGTATACCTTGGAATTCCCATGCTTCCTTGGGAATAGTTCCGGTGAGACCCCACCGTATTGCGCAGTTACTAAAGTTCTGTGTTAACAATTTTGTCAACACTTCTGCTTTGGCTTGATGAACTTCGTCGATGATAATTGCAGATACACCCGCAGTAAATTCCGCTAACGATAGCACTTCGTCATCATAACTTTTCTTGTCAAGCACATTAAGACTTTGCCAGGTGCAGATAGTGTGTGTCTTGCCTAATTCTTTCCTATCGCCAAAATACACGCCAACATCTAGTCCGAGATTTTTGTAGTCTTCCTCAGTTTGTACAACAAGAGATTTGTTCGGAACAATAACCATCGTACGCCCATACGCCTCACAAAGATGCGACAATGTCGCTGTAGTAATCGTTTTACCTGCACCTGTAGCTACCTCCTGTAATGATTGTGTATTGTCTAAAAACTTGTTGACAACATCATATTGATAGTCGCGAAGTATGATAGGTTGTCCTGCTTGAGGATGTCCTTTAGGCCAAGTCTTGCCTTTATCTGCCCAATAGTTTTCAGTGATAGGGGCAAATTCTATCTTGCTGTGCTGTCGCTGATCTTCAATATCTATTTCGTATCCAGCTTCTTCTATGATGGGTAATATGACATCCAAGTGTGCAAGATAACCAGTACCGCCAATACTAAAATAAGTCTTAGTCCCATCCCAACGTCCTAATTTATATGCTGGCATATGCCGTGCATATGGCAGGTCAAACTTTAACTTGTTAACAATCTTGCGCCGTGTTTCTACGCTAAGTCCTTCTAACTTAATATTGACTTCATCGCGAATAACTAGTTTACAAGCTGACAATTTTCTGTTTCCTTACCGGTGTTGGCTTTATTTCTCCCAAATAACAAACACACGGATGAGCCATTAACCATGCTGATGTTGTGGGTTCGTTAATAGGTGTGTAGCTATTTGTAATAACTAGTTTAACATCAATTGCATCTTTAAACAACCACTTAGGCGGTTTATGAAGAAATATTAAAATCTTTCCGCTATCTACTTTACCGCCTAAATCGTTCTCTTTAATCCATTCATTTAGTTTTGATTTTTTCTCTACTGGATCTCTAAAACAGACTTTTATCTCCGATCTAGGAACGCCTGCAATGTCAGCGGAGCCGACAAATTTTTCAAGCCATGCAACAATGTCTTGGGTGTTACGATCAATTAATATACAAGCAACCCCGTCTATTTCTTTGTAAAGATTAAAAAAATCACTATTTGATTTCAGCCAAAAATTCTTAGATTTTGATTGGCAGATCTTTTCTATTGCACCTATAGCATTAGTTGGTCGTGTAAATCTCACAGGATATCCCATCGACTTTGCCAAGAACAAATCTTTGTGTAATTGATTGGATTTGTGTGTCTGAAAAAATTCTAGCGAGTCTTCAGTGGTATTGATCAGTTTAATTTCGTTATTGACAATTTCAGCATAGGGAATTATATTATCCTGCTGATCCCATATTTCTGAAACAACATCTACTAATTCTAAAAAAGATTCGTCAAGTTCAAAATCGTGTTTTTTTAAAAACTCTTCTAGGTGTATCACATTAAATTTATATACATCCAGCACTCTAAGTTTTCTATCACCGTCCCACTGACTGGCATTATAGCCTTGACTTTCTGTGTTGAATTCTTTGTCAAATATGTCTTTTAATGAATAGGGAAATTTTAAACAGATACTAATTGCTCCATCCTCGTCTTGTTCTACAAAGGCTCGTTTAGAAAGATCTAATTTTCTAAAAGGCATTTTCCATACAGGCGTTTCAAGAAGTGTGCCGTAGTCAATGCCTAGTCGCTTGGCATGAGATTTGTATTTTGTTAGTATTTTCAGTAGAAAATTGCCTTGATTTGCTGTCAGTTGGTTTCCTAAATCTATTTGATTAAAGAAACTGTGCATGGCTGCGGTATCATGATCCTGCAGGATTTCTATATCCAAAATTGTTTGGTTATAAAATTCAGTAAACAGATCTTCTACATAAAAGAATTTCGACATACTAATACTATAATGTATTTTTCTGTAAAAGTCAATGATTTTTTCTATAATTTTCCAAGTCTGGAATAAGCCGCCTAATCGGAATACCTTCGACTATTTCTGGCACCGTCCATTCAGTGTGACATAATTTTAAAAACCAATCTTCTCGGTCCGGCAGCTTCGGCTCATTAATGTTTTCAATTTTATCACTAACAGGAAATGCTAAACTTGACGAATTGCACACCAACGGAACTCCGTTAATTGCTGCATGAACGGCAGGGCCACTATTGTGATTAACCACACAATGATAGTTGTAGTCTATGTCAAAAGAATCGTAACTATTTGAAATTTTTCTTGGCTGATTAATTATTACTCCTGCTATGCTTGATGTCAGTGTAAACGGAGATCTAGGATGCGGCCTAATTATTATGTCTTTTTCAGTAAATTTCCTGATTTCTGCAACCTTTCTTTTTGCCCACTCTGCCATAGAAGGTTGCCCTTCCCATTGAAGACTGCGCTCATGTTGACAGGCAATTAAAATTTTATTATTTCTTTTTTGATTTAACGGCTTTAGATTTAGTCCTAATATAGATGGTCTAGATTTGTCAAGATTTTCACTATTTCCAAAAATTCCCAGGCCATGTATGTGGTCTAAACTGATGCGCCAGGTACTGCCTCTCACAAGATTTCCAACTTCAATTATCATGACCGGTTTCCCCTTAGCACGACATTGATTATAGATCAGCTGGTTCCGTTGCATCCGGCCATGCCATAACACTGACCAAATGACATCAACGTCTTGACCCGAATCTACCACCAAAAAACCGGTATTTTTGATACCTTGTTCCAGCGCCGCAAATATAGGAGGACTGTTAAGAGCTCCGTTGTCTTTATGAATTTTGAATCGCATTAGTCAAATAAATATATGTGTATTTAATGAATAACAATGACAAAATTTTCAAAACGAATAAAAAAAATTAATCGACGGGCTAGAAATGTACTGGTAATAGGCACGGCTTTTGGTAATTTAGAAGAACTACTAGATTCGTTTGACACTATATTTGTGGTCGCTAATAATCCGCCTATAATTAAAAAACGTAATTTAATTTATAGAGAAAATTATGATGGCATCCATATGTTAACTGATGTTGACATCATTATAGTTGACTTTGATCACAGCAATTTTATCCCAGAATTGACACAGGTGTGGCGAAGAACTGGCCCTACCATAGTTGTGCAGGGGCCCGACTTAATTTCAAAAGATATCCAAAAAATATTGAAATCAGATCATTATAATATAGTTGAGGTTGCAAAGGGTTACTATCTTTGGAAAAATAAAAAGTGATTGTAAAACCCATTATAAATAACACACGCTATTATTGTTAGGAATCCTATGAAAAAAATTGCCTTCGTTACCGGAATGACTGGACAAGACGGTCCATACCTTGCTAAATTACTTTTAGAGAAAAATTATAAAGTCTACGGACTAGTTAAACGATATTCAAACCCAAACTTAGACAATATCAAATTCTTAGGGATTGAAAATGATATTGAGTTAATCACTGGTGACATCACAGACGACGGGTGCATGAATCATTTGATCAAAAGTCTAAAGCCAAACGAATTTTATAATCTTGCTGCTCAAAGTTTTGTCGGAGCCAGTTGGGATCTTAACAAAATGACCACTGAGGTTAATGCCGTTGGAGTTTTAAATATTCTTAACTCTATCAAACAACATAGTCCGGATACCAAATATTATCAAGCAAGCACTAGTGAAATGTTTGGAAACAGTATTGAGATTTCGGGAGGAAAGCAAGATGAGCATACTCCGTTCTGGCCGCGTAGTCCCTACGGTGTTGCTAAGTTGTACGCTTATTGGATGACAGTAAACTT